CGGCAATCTCGCCAGGAGTGTCTCCTTTTATTTGGACGCTATCCTTGCCGTTCAGAGTGATTGTATTTGCTTCTACTTTCACAGTAGAGTCGCTCGTAATGTTAATCTGTTGCGGAGCCTGGATGTCTATCTTGCCGTCGCTGAGTTGTATCTGTACGCCGCTTGACTCGCTTCCGTAGTGGATGGTGATGTTATTGTCGGGCGTAATCTGTATGAAACTGCCTTTGTAGTACAGTTGTAAACCTGTGCTGTTTCTATACAATATACTAAGATCGCTTGCAGAGTCATACAGGATTGCATGAGAGCCTTCGTAGTCTTGTGCAAGTTCCTCAGCGAGTTTGCGGTCGATACGGTTAGCAGCCATCCACTCTATACCGTTGACGTCTCCTGGAGTTTTGAATTTCAGTCGGACTTTCGCACCGACACGGGGAATAGAAATACAGCCGCCACCATCTCCAGAGAAGAACGGACTTCCAGCATACGAAATCCAAGGCAGCTGGTCAGTCTCGATGTTCTCGTCCAGCACACCCTTAATCCTCACCTTTATTCTTCCTGAATAAGTCGGGTCGTTTATATCGACGACTGTCCCGGTGACGACGCCTTTGAATTTCTCTTCGCTATTCATTCAAATTAATAATTCAAACCAAGTTCTCCGCAGATAGCAGCAATCACCAATCGTGATGTCAGCAAGTTACCGAGCACACCGTTCTCCTGTATACCCAAGCACTTGCACATTGCTTTTCCGATTGCCGGACCCACCATTGCACCAGCAGATGCTGCCAATAAACCGGCGAAGATACCCTCGTCCATCAGTTCATCTGGACTCACACCTTCTTTACGAGCCTCTTCTACAGACTCTACGATGTAGTCATATACCTTCTTAGTGTTCATGATTTCTTCGGCTCTGTAACCAGAGAGGTCGAGTCCCTCAAACAATGCAGTATATTCTTTATCCATATTTTATCTTATAAAATGACGTTTGTTATATTTATTCTTCGTCAATAACGTATCTCACTCTTCCGATGATACTTTCTTTGGGTATCATAAAGTAGTGATAGCGGAACGAATAGTATGCACAAGCAACTGCAGCATGATGATGGTCGCATTTTGCTAATTGTTTATCACGGACGATTCGTCTCTGATAGTTGCTACATAGCGTATTCCAAAAGACTTGATCGAGTCCAGGTAACAGGTCTTTATTCTCTTGGTAGAAAGTCGGACGATTAGAACGATATTCTTCATCAGAAGGCTGTATATCGAAATAGCAGCAGAACTTTAACATATTCTGCTGTGTCTGAGATAACTCCGTATTTAATAATACAATGGGCATATTGTCAACCAGACCGTTGACAGGTTCTACGATGACAGTGTCGTTGTCTTTGATGTTCCATCTGTTAAGTCCGTCTCCACGTACATTAATACGTTGCCAGTCATCAGGAATTCTCATACGATGCCCGTCAGTCTTTATGTAAGTGCCGCCGTCTGCGAGTTCACGCAGCCAGTTGAAAAATCTATTGAAAAATAAAGCCATACTATATAATTCGCACGTTAAAACAACTATCGCTAGTCAGACTAATCCTAACCGAATGAGACAACACGCTTCTTCATAGGATACTTCAAGTCTCCGTATACTTTCTTCCTCTCACGATAGTGCTGGTAAGAGTAGTTGTAATAAGACTTACCGACATCACCGCCGTAGCGAAGGTCGTCTACGATGTCATACAGGACGACTTTTTTCTTTCCTTCGAAGAGACGGAGTCCACGACCGGCGACCTGAGTCATAAGGTTTGACGACTTAGAGAAACCTCCTGTGAAGAAGATATAGTGCAGTCGCTTGATGTTAGTACCCTCACCGAACGTACCCTGAGATGCTACACAGATTGCACGCTCGTTAGATTCGACCTGTTCCTTAATCCACTTACGGTTCTCTACCGGTGTATTGCCGTCGACATAGAATACGGGAGAATCGCTGTTCTCCTTGATATAGTCATAGAGTTTACGACCGTATCCGTTCTTGATGTCAGCAAACAGGACGAGTGCATTGCTTCCGTCACGAGTCACTCTGATAATCTCCTCACAGATGTACTTCAGACGTGTATATGAAGAATTAATCAATAGTTCTTCTGCTTTCAGTACTTTGCTTCCTGCAGTCGGGTCGTCTGGGTTCTTTGTCATACGAAGCGTCCACATCTCCTGCTTCTGTTTTTCTGAAGCCCAGTTCAAGACCAGGAACTCTACTTCGAGCGGAGTGCCTTTCTTCTCTTTGATGAGGTCTTCCGGTGTGTATGTGTAGACAGTGCCGCCGCCGATGTATGAGCACAGACTCAGGTATTCATAAGTGTCTTCTTTTGGTATGGTTCCGCTGACGCCTATGCAATATCGGAGATTGATTGCTTTTGTGATGATGCCGATACAGGACATTGCATTGGCATGGTGAGCCTCATCGATGATACAACCACCAAAGCGATGCAAATACTCAGGTTTCTTTGTTCTTAATGATTGATATGTAGAAACGAGTATACGGCAAGTGTCAGACTGTTCTTTCATCTTTTTTGCCATATTGGAATACAGCACACCGATGTCGAGTTTTATCGGATTGGCAAGCCAGCTGTTAGTCTTGACGAACTCGTCAGCAGTCTGATTCACCAAGTCTTTATTAGGGACGATGACTACAAATCGCTCATCCGGTTTTAGGAGATTGTGAGTCTCCAGGTAAGCATATATGATGAACGAGATGAGCGTCTTGCCGGCTGAAGTGGAGATGCTGCCGAGACAGCGTCTGAACTGCAGGAGTTTGTATGATGCATCACGCTGATAATTATAGGGACGAAAGTCGAACGGATTGCCTTCAGAGTCATATCCGACTGCACCATCGAAGAATGTATCGAGCCATTGGTCGAAAGCAGCACGGTCGAACTGGAACTGCATGATGTATTGCTGCATGTTTGGTGATAGGTCACATCGCATGTTGCAGACTTTGCATATCTTTATGATGGCAATCCAGAGTCCGATTGGGACGAGGTTCGCTACGTCAGAGATAAACTTTCGTTCTGTAATGCGTACGTTAGAAATCTTTTTCAACAGCCATGCGTTGGGTATCTCTTTCGTCAACGCTGTGGTGACAAGAGAGATTTCCTCAGGCGTTCCGTAAAGCGCCATGAACCTTTTGCAATCTGTTATTTCTACGTACATAATATTACTTTCTACTTTATTATACAGATGATACTATATTTATTCTCATTTTCTCTTAAAGTTATTTAAAAATAATGTAATTTGAAGAATAAATTTCATGTTTCGCGTATAATAATTAAAAGAATATGCGTTAGAATGAAGAAAGCAATCAAAGAATACTGTGTGTTCCAGAAGCATATTGAAGCGTGTAAGTTCACTAAAGAAGAATATGAAAATCTTTGGTGGGATCAAGATGAGTATCCTAACAGAGCGACAGAAGATAGCATCGAAGACGAATACTACTGGTTCGAATGCATGTATGACACGAACGACCCAGGTTTGATAAGTGGATATACAACGGAAAAATATTTGTTGAGCATCTACGATGAAGAGACATTAGAGAAATATCCTTTAGTAAAAAGATTAGTCGATACGAATCCGCCAGAGTATAATCCAGAGATTCACTGCAAACGTCATATGAGTGAAGAAGAAATCAAAGAAGCGTTATCAAATTTAAAGACATGCTAACTTATCAACAAAAGCGTTCTCTTTATGAGAGCATCATGCATCAGATTGCTCCGATCGTGAAGTCGTCTATTGAACAATTTTGCTCACAAGATGATTGTCAAATGTTTTCGAAAGAACAAGAGCAATTGGACGCTGAACTCGACAAGATATATCAGAATTTTAATGAAACGTTAAGTCATCTAACACAAGAAGAAATTGTTCATATGTGTGTTGACTATAGTGAGCGTTATCAGACATGCTGCAGTACATTTCCTAAGACGACAATACAAGAGATGTTTGGCGCTTATAGCGCTGAAAAGAAACGTCATATTGATGAGGTGTTTGATAACGAGAGAGATTTCCAGTTAGAATTCTCGAAGATTAAGAAGACTCTCGTGAACACGTTCGGCATGTATGAACCATATGTCGAGTTATACAATCCGTTCGGACACGGAACACTCGCATTCATCAAGCAACCAGTTGATAGCAAATTGTCTGACAGAACAATCATTTCAACTATTGTTCCGGTAATTAATCGCAATCTTCCGTTCTTGATTGATTTCATGGATGCTAATGGTTACTATATCATTCGTTGTTCATTAGGTGAAGATGTAGTTCATTATCTAGAAGGAG